AATTACCTAATACTTTAGAAAAATGATCTGGATTTAATTTTACCCGAACAGATCTTCTTCCAATACGATCCGCAAATCTTTCAATCTCATTCTTAAAGGTTGCGCCTACAAATCTTTTATTTATTCTTATAAGTGAATCATCTATTAAACAGAGAATAGAATGTTCATCATCATATCGAGTAATAAAAGTATAATTACTACTTATAGGTTCAAGTAACCACCAGGGACGAGTATCTTCTCCTGGTCCGTATCTTAATAAATTTCTTAATTCATCCACGTTTTTTATCCTCCGTTTCTATACAAGTTATTGGGGATACCGACTGAACTATTTGTGTTAAAAGCCCTTGCATAAAGCTTTCATCAGACTGATATGGTTTTCTTTTAAAAATTAATTTTCTCTTAGGTCTACGCTCTAATCGAGCAAATAGAACATCCCCTTTATTATTTCTTAGCATAATAGTGTACCTACAAAGATATACATCATGATCTCTTTCTGCTATAGGTGTAGGCTGAACTATTGGATAGAACCATAGTTGCATTTTCTTATATTTCTTAGAAGTATATTCTCTGAGCATATATTGTACTTGTCCATAATCGTTTCTTTCTGGTCTTAAGATCACGTCATATGGAGACTTATCGACTAATATTTTCTCAACTATAGTTTTTATACTTGTTTTAAATTCAACATATTTTTCGTCTGAACTCATAATCTACCCCGCTATTAAAGGTATCTGTCTTAAAAGTCCAGACTCTTTACCTTCTATTTGAAGATCTTTAATATGTTGTGGGACAGTATATTGTTTATGAAGTATGTCTTTTATGTGCGAGGATTGTGCTAAAACAGCTTCTCGTACCGCTTTCGCGCCATTGTATTCAGAAGTATGTTCGAGAAGAAGTTGCGTATTTTTAGAAGCAGGATAAGAAACGTTTGGAGATGGCTCGGCTTGAAAGGAAGAACTTTTCTTATCGGGAGTGGCTTTTTCATTCCAAAGCGGATGGACAGATTCTGAACCGTTCTCAGTCCTTTTGGGATCTACCAAGAGAACAGCACGTGCGCCTCTTAGTAGCTCCTTTTCATACCAGTTATCTAATGAATATTGTTCTTCGTCTAACTCTTCTAAAGCTTCCATCATAAGCCCTAAAGCTATCTCATAGTATCCTTCTGCATAATTTAAGTATTCAATACAAGTTTTACGAATATCATTAGAAAACTTCTTATCATCCTTAATAAGAGCTAACTGTTCATCTACTTCGTCTATATAGCCTATCTCGCTCCTCATACTATCAAATTCTTCCTGCATGGCCTCTACGTCTTTTTCGAAGTCATCATTAGTATCATTAGTATGTGTATGATTATATGTTTTAGGATAATGCCATGCTGTAGTATACAACGGAATAGTTAAAGCCTTCTCAACAGTATTTCCATCTTCATAACTATAAGTGAACAATTTATTTATAGGAATTTCTTTTCCAAGCCTATCTTTATCTTCTGAAGCGAGTAAATAAAACTTTTTAGTTTCTCTTAGATAAAGCGGAGAAGAGACTTCGTTGTTGTGAAAGTAATGTAATTTATTCTTACTTTTATCGAACTTATTCTTTTCAATACAGATAAAGGCTACATTTCCTCTAGCATCTATTTCTGCTTTTTTACCTTCTAAATAGAGAGCAACTTCCCACAATAAGGATTCAGAATCGTTAAACCTTCCATCATCTTGTATAGACCAATATTTAATGTCCATTTCTCTATGAGCTTCTGCGAGGTCTTTCGAGTTACTAATATGTCCATTATGAATAAGAATATATTCTTTATCCGGAAAGTAGTCTTTAGTAGAGAAGGGGTGGGCTGAACTCTTCGTATTATCCGTAGAGGTTGGAAGTCTATGGTGAAAGAGAATCTCACTAGACGGGTGTCTATTTAACCATTTAAGAATATTTTTTTCTTCAGTTTCTTTAATTATATTAGAAAAGTCTGAATCATATATTCCAAAGCCTCTTATACCCCTATTTTTCTGTTTAAGATATTGTTTTAAAATAACTTTATTAATTGGTCTTACTTCGTTTTTAGAGCGACCGTAAATTAAACCACACATATTTTTCTCCTAAATTTCTATATATTGTGTTACTTGTCTTAATTCTTGTTCTTTTTTCTTAGTTATGTATTTTTCCTCATCATCTCTTAATACTGAATAATCATGTTGCGCGAGATATTCATTTATAAATCTTTTACTACTTGGATATACTCGTAGAAATTCCTGAACGTCAGGCCAGTTATATTCAAACGGATTAGATCTTACTTCGTAATAAAGATCTCTATATTTCTTTATTATCTTTTCGTATTCTCCCGTTAAAGATTGTTTTAATCTGCGATATTCTCCTCTCCATATATTTTCTTTAAGTTTCTCTTTAGTACGTATTTTAGTGAGGTTAAGTTTAAAATTACGTTCTCGTTTTAATTCGGTAATAGTTTTATATGAAGGCTTGAGAATTTTCACCCCTTCCATAAGTGCTTTATAATTAGTTTCGTTCTTATAAAACCTTTCAATTCCTTGTCCTAAATCTATAAAGCCGAACTTGCCGACTTTTCCAAAGAAACTATGTGTTTTCTTTCTATAGTGATAATACTGAAGAGTGTTAGCGATTATACAAATAAAATCTAATATAGCTTCTGGTCTATCATAACAAGTTTCAAATACTCTATATTCAAAACAATTGCTTAAATAAGAGATAGCTGAATACTTATTAGCAGATACTCTAGGAAGTCGATAATTTAATCTTCTAGAACGATAGTCGCTACTTGCGAGGAAAAATAGTGCTGGAAGAAGTTTGGTCATACTTTCTTTAAAGTTCTTAGTTCTTCTTGGGTCTAATCTATTTCCTTCTGGATAATAACCATCTGTGCTATTTAAAATCGCTATATGCATACCGGCACCATATACGTGAGGGGTCTGTGTAATATGCTTACTGAGTTTTTTAAAGGATCTAATGAATTCTACCGCATATCGCGCCTTATCTATTGGAAGAGTAAACGTAAACTCCGTATCTACCGATCCATCATAATAAGTTTTAGAAAAGATTAGAGAATTCTTAGCTTCACTCGATACATTAGCAAGAAGAAAATCTTGGCATTGTTGCTCGTTTAAACTACGTTGCCCCATAGAAGAACGTCCTTCTCCGTTACATCCTTCACAAGTAATAAACCCGTTAGAATCACATGGACTGCAATTATCTAAAGTCGCATCACATTCTGAACAAATCATTTCTCCAGATCCGTTACAGTTAGCACACGAACGCGTATTGTTTTCACGACCTAATTGGGCCTCTAGTTCGATTTTTATTGCTGTTCCCTTATAGGGACAATTCTTTATAAATTTTATTGCTTTTGATACTGCTTCCTCCCTAGCAGTATCATAGTGATAATTCTTAGCATCGGGGAAGTCCGATATTGCTTCTCTGTTTGGCATATTTTCCCTTTTTACATGAAAAACCAATTAAGTAACCGCTACCCCTACTTACTTCTATACATAATGACGATACGATTCATTAGAGGTTGCCTATTAGTTACCAATACATATAATTGATCGGATCATATGTATGTCCTGGGATAATAAGCCATAAGTAGGGAAAGCGGAGATTGATACAAATTTAACTGAGACTACTACTAAGCATTACGTTATAAGCGACTTAGCGGTTCGCGTATATCAGATTTATATCTTTCTCCTAGTCGGAATATAGTTAGTCATCACATCTAACACGTTTGCTTTTATTACAGTCTGTCTCTCTAATCTACTCGTCAGTAGGTAGAGCGCATTCACAACCAGACGGTAGCGGTTCAACCGCGATTGCGTTTATACTTTCGCCATATATTCCAACCTATTTTCTATGCTTTCTGCGTAAGCACACAGCATAGAGTAGGTTACTCAATTGGTTCAAATTTTTAATGTAGAGCAGGGGGGTTGTTCAGACCCCACATCTGCCCGTAACGCCCATGTCTCAGGGCCGTTTAAGATAGTCTTGGAACCTCCTAGACTATGTTAGGCTTATACCTCTTTACAAACTTAATTGGAATGAATCTGTGGACGATTCTCTAACCAAATATAGTTCCAAGTTACCAACTCTTTCCTAAATTCAGCTAGTCTTTTCAGTAATAGGATAATATAAACCCCTGCAAGGTAATTTGTTCACTTTTACGGTAGGATCTAATATTTATGTTTGTTTAAGATTTATCTACTATGAATTTAACGATATGCGAGGATTACAGATGAGCAATTCAAGCGGTGATCCCTAAATTCATGCGCTATAACGCCCAAGTGAACAAATATTTTTTTAAATTGTTAATGAACCTTGCTTGCTTCTCTCTGCTTCTGCATTGACAAGCTGAAGTGACTATAGTACCATGCTTATGGTTGTGTCAAGCACGAAAATATGTGGAAAAATGTTTTTTATATAAAAGACACCTACAAGTGCAGTAAATAATATTACAGACAGGAGATAAAAAATGGTCTTATGTAATCGCAGAACTAGAAAATCTGCAAGAATACTAAAAGAACAATTAAGTATAAATGAATATGATGGACTTCCCATTAATTATGGATGTTCGCGTTTAAACTATTCAGGAGAGGTACTAAATAAACCTGAAGCAGTCGGTAAAGCAGTAAATAAACATCTAGCCCTTCAAATACTAGAAGATTATGAAGTTCCTACACCATTAATTAGCGAAGAAGAAGCACTTGAGCTAATAGAAGAAGGTGAACGAGTAGTAGGAAGAAAAACTTATCATATGAAGGGTAGGGGATTTTGGTTATTAAGATATCCTCATAGATTAAGACGAGCTAAAAGACTAGGAGCAACTTATTTTCTTAGATATATAGAAGATGCTAGAGAGTTTAGAGTTCATATAGTTGGTGATAAAAGTATAAAAATAAGTGAAAAAATTAAACCCTATGGAGTTATTAAAGCTAATCATGATAACGGGACCATTTTCCAATATCCAGAAGATTTTAATCATAAAAAAACGCTCCGACGGATTGCTAAAGAATCTATCGAAGCGCTAGGCCTAGACTTTGGGGCAGTAGATATTCTATGGAAAGATGATGAATTCTTTGTAATAGAAGTTAATACAGCCCCAGCTCTTACGGATGAAAATAGCGACACACTAGACCGTTACGTGTCTGCTTTCCTCAGCCTCACTTAAAGCTCTCAAATATTTTATCCAGTCACCATTTTCTATTAATTTAATTCCCTCCTTCATTTTATTCATATCCTTATATTTCATGAAAAATAAATCTGCTTCACCAAACTCTGTAACTACAGTAGTTAGTTCATATCCTGCACTCATTTCCATCTTAGCAGTATTATGAAAATCACCTTCAGGCATTTTATATACTTCTATAGTGATATTACTATGCTTATCTTTAACTACAATAGGATACCAATCTACAAAAGAATACATTCTAAAGCCTTTAATGTTCTGTTTACCTAAATATACAGAGTGTTTCATTCTATAATCATATAAGCCAGACTTCCTTAAAGTTCCATAAACTGCTATCTTATGCATTATCAAGATTTACTCTCCTTACTATTACAACCTTTGGTATTCCTAATTGTCGAACATCTATCTTATATACTGGACTGGTTACCGGTATTTTAATTACTTTCTTCTTAATTATCATGGTGCATCCTTATATGTTGAATTAAATTATATTTACTCCTAAATTCTTTACCACATGATTCACAATTAAGCTGTAAAAACATATCTGCAATACTCATTTCTGGGACTAATACTATAGATTTATCCTCGTCTGTCCATGAGATCCCTCGCCAGAATTTAATTATTTGTGGTATATATTTAACTTCTATTTGAAGAGGGGATTTTTCGAGTGTATAGCCTATTATACCTTTCATTTAAACCTAGCCTTTCCCTTTGGGAGATTTTTCCAATGCCCCCTTCTTTTAACTTCATTCTTAATAGCAAGCCATAAGCGAGATTGTTCACCTGCATTTCTTATGGCGTGTTCTATGTGTTTGAATTCTAATGTTCCTTTACCACATTTACATAAACCACAATCTATACATTCTAAACAATTCTTGCATATTTGGTGATCTGCCATTACCTATCCTTTCAGTAATTGTTTAAGCCTACCCGTATAATATTGCCTCCTCTTTATTTTAATAGTTTTATATTGTGGGGTTATTAACTGATTATCTCTAATAGGTCTTGTTGAGTATGTAAAATAATAGTTTTTCCCAGCTTTAATATACATTTTCCCTCCTAATATACTGGTATTTCTGGAGCAACCCATAATTCAAGATCTGCTATAGGTAAAATCATCATAGTATCTTTATGTACTCTAAAATTTTTCCTATAGTAAGCTGTAATTCTATTATTATTAAAGTCGTTCCTTATTTCTATGTAACCTTTTCTATAAAAGCCGTCATATAAGAAATGTCTATTATTAATATAAGCATGTCTTATAGCTTTTTTAGCGTCATAGTTATCTCTGTTGTAATGGTTTAAAATTAACATTTTACACCCCATGTAATTTAAATATTATGTTCCATAATTCAAATGATATAAATATATAAATTAATATTTTTACCCCTTTCATATTATTTTCCTTTCTTTTTATTTGTTTGTATTAATGGCTATGCTTAGGGGGCCTCGCAATACCCCCCAAGCTTATTTATTTAACTAGCCGTAGCCGTTAGTAAAACTCCCCAGATTACTAACGGATATCGCTATTTAATTTTCTCCAAATAATGATCTAAATCTTTACAGGCATTCTTTAATACTTTTCTTAATTCTTTTATATATTCATTTAAAGAATCATAATCAGAAGTACACAACGAATGTTGTATTTTTATTTCCAATGAGCTTATACGCTCGCTTAAGTTATTAGTCATAGTCTTTTAATATCATATTATCTTAAATGTTATTGTTAAATATCATACTAGACAGCATGTCAGCCTCAGCGGTGTTAACTTAATATTAAATATTTACTTAATCTTCTACCGCACGTGTTATACCACAAGCTCTGTAAAATTTTTCTTTATTAAACTTATTATTATTTGCATATAATGCATTAGCTAATCGAATAACTAGTATCTCTAATGCTATTATAGATGCTCCTACGTTATTTCCTGCTCGTTGAATTTGTAATTCGCGTTCATAGCTCATATTAATGTTATGGGCTATTAATTCATAGTCTTTTTTAGTCATTTTTCCACTCCAAATTTACATAGTCCCATGAAGTGCCGAAATGATCTATACACCATACATATTCATCTAAAACATCACTATAAACTATTAATTCATCTGTATGACGAGCTATATATTCAGCATCGTTCTGAGATATTAAGTAATATTGGTATATTTCCTTATAGTCTCCGTAACAGTCATCGTCTAAACTATTATGCTCATAGCAAGGAAGTTCTAGTGAGCCGTTATATATATCGCTAAATAAATTCTCGTCTAATTCGGGCGCTTTATTAAATAGCCTTACAGCATCTAATGTTTTAACAAGATCACCATATGTTTTTATTGTGTTCATAGCTTCTTCTCATTTCTGCTAAGACCAACATGCTATCTAGTATTAATTGTTAATGTTCTCTGGTGTACTTTTACTGCTATCCCTGAGTTGTTTAACGTCGCTTTTAGCTTATTATGTACTAAATTAATTATGATGATTAATTCTAAGAACAATTTTACTCCCTATAAATTAGTCTGTCAATGCTTTTATACACAATAAATGGTGTAAAATTATCTCCATTTATACTATAATAAATTTATGAGTAGAACGAAGCGCGTTAAAGACGCGCGTAAAACTAAGTACACAGCAGACCAAATAAAAGCTATAGTTTATGAACTTGAGCAGTATATAGATGCTAATGAATTTCCTAAATTATCATCTTTTATTATTCTTCCTGAAATAAGGCATAAATATAAACTAACTACACAATATATTTACGATCATCCAGAATATTTTAGTTATTTAACAGATATAATGACTGCTAAATGTGAAGATTATTTAACTAAGAAGGCATTAAGTGGACATGCAAGCGTTCCGGCTATGTTCTTATTAAAACAAAGTAAATACGGAGGTCTAACAGACCGTCAGGATATAGATCTTACAGCTAAGACTCAGCCTATTAAATTTATAAACACAGTCCCACGCCCTAAAAAATCCCCCAAAAAATAACAGGGATAAAATTTCCCCCAATGATTACAACCTATTTATACATAATAACCCTAATAACATTCTATTTAATCTTTATACATAAACGTAAAAGACAATGATAAGAACTATATACAATACATAAAGAACTAATGAACAACAGAGGTCTAGCGAACGAGCGAAGCGAGTGAGCGTGGTCTGTACTAGCGAGCGAAGCGAGCGGATGTAGGCTATATAAAGACTTAAAGATGCATAAAAAAAGAGAACAATGGTCTGTTCTCTGTTAATCTGTTACTTATCTGTTAGGAAATACGTCGCCCAATATGTATTTTGCGACGTAAACTATGTACTCAGGCACCCCCCACCCCTGATGATCTTTTTTCCGAAAGCGAAAGACACTCTTCGTTAGCGACCATCGAATGCTTACCGGTCTGTGGTTAAGTACCGTACTAATCTGTAAAAGAAGTTAAACCGGAATTAGGTTAAGTACCTTTAATAAACCAAAAGAATATACTCTATACGTACACGTTAAACGTTGACGTATACGTTAATACGTGATATATTATTCCAATGCGAATGGAACTATATATCCACAAAGACCTAGTAGAACGGTTCCAGAAAGAAAAAGATCGTAACAGCTTCATTAACCAACTACTTAGAGATCACTATGAGAAAAGTACCTTACTTAAAACAGAAGAGTCCCAACGGCAGACCAATGACAGGAAATCTAGGGAAGAAATTTCTAAACCGCAGACTAAGAAAACAACTAAAGATCGTACTGAAGAATTCCGACCCAACTTCAAACAGAAAGACATGAAAAAATATTATGCTTGACAACCAGAAATAAAAGCGTATAAAAGAAAGCGTTAGCATTAATTAAGGAGCAATTAAAACTATTGCGTTGGAGAAATAAAATGAAAAGCAGTAAACCGTTTCCTTATCGAGTTCGAGGAGTCATAAAACTATATGATGGTGCCTATAAATATCAAGCTATTATTAAAGTAAACGATAAAACAGTAGACAGAAGATTATATGACGTTAAGTTGTTCGCCAAACATTGGGTTAGGCGACAAGTAGAACTAAGATCTAAATATCCTGAAGGAGAACTCTATGTCTACGAGCAGAACTAGATCTTTTCTAAGAATAATTGGAATTCCACTAGTTTTAGTAGGTCTTATAGTATACCTCACAATAGTTTACCTTATGCATATTATTTTCTTACCGGCGGTGATTTTCGGATGGGCTTTCGATGACTCCCCCTGGTCATTAGAGCATGAGGTTATTAGCTGGATGAAGGATGAAGATCCAGCGAAAACATATGGATCTCAGTAAGTGTCAGACATACTATGGTCGGTTAGTAGGGGCAGTAATTAAATATCACATTTGGAGGGATAATGAGCGATGCATCTGCGGTAAAAAAAAGTGGAGTGACTGATAAGCAGTGGAATCATGGAAATCAGATTTCTAATAAAGCACAGTATTTAATTTTTAATAAATACATAAAGGGCGCGAAGGAACACGGAACCTATCTTCCAGAAATTCCCGTTGAAGAACTCTTAGATAACGCTATAGAAGAAGCCATAGATCAAGTTGTCTATCTTCTCACATTAAAGGAAAACCTATGAACTATTCAGATTTAGAGTATGAACTCGTGGAGATCAGCGATGAAGAGACACAGACACAAGTGGACCTATAAAGAGAAAAAAGTTCTCCTTTTTAAAGGGAAGGGGAGTTCTTCAGGATATGACATTCTTAAACAGCGTATGTGTGAAGGGTGTAAACATATAGAAACTTATGCTCTTGAGAGAAAAGTGATATAAAGGAAGTAAAGAATAAATGAGCAAGGAAATAGTAGCTGAATTTAAAGCTAACAATTATGGAGAAGTATTAGCTGTACTTAATGACTTAGAGCTTGTAAGTTATGAAGAAGATGGCGGATATCAAGGAGAATACAAAGTAATTCTTACTGATGGAAACAGAGATTTTTATTTCTTTGGTTCATATGGTTCTTGTAGTGGGTGCGACTGGTTAGAAGATGTCAGAGATTGGGATAATGATACTGTACCTTACAAGCTAGCTAAAGAGACATACGGAGATTTAAAACCCACATATATAGTGCCTAAAAATATGAAACTTAAATTTAATAAAGAAGCATATGATGGATTTAAATTAAGGATACCCCATGAAACCTAAATATAGTGATAAACCAGAAATAGTAAAATCATCTGACGGAAAAATTACCTTCTTAAAGTCTGAGTTTAAGGCTATGAAAGTACATGATGCTGTTAAGTCATGGAATGACCCACCAGAAATAGTTATATGGACAGATACAATGAGCGGAGGGCAAATATTTAAATATGATACTTACCAAGAAGCACTTAATGTAGCTAAAGAAATACAGGGGCAGTTATGACTAGTGATAAACCAAATGATGATGAGCTATTAAAAGTTTTGTATGATTTTGGACAAGGAAAATATGGTGACCCAAAAGATAAAGGCTTGAAAGTTGCGTCTACTAAACTGAACCAATACTGTAAGAAGCGTGAAGTTGCCGTTATTCAAACAATCTTAAATACCTGTAAATATGAGGGTAGAGAGCTTTTTCTATCTACTTCAGCTGTTGAACAAATGCTTGAAGATTTAAAGAATGATGACGATAGTCATAAAGTTTTAACTGCCGTTAATAAAGCCCTAAAGGAACAAACCAATGATTAAACACACTAATTTAGTAAAGGAGGGGTAGATGAAGCTTTTTTGTTTATTAAGACATAAATTAACAAGTTATCACGTTAATCTAGACGGCTGGATAGTGGCAGATTGTAGTAGGTGTGGCAATAGAGTGGTAATTGAAAGAAAGGGTTGGAATTGTGGCTAATAACCCCCCTAAAGACAATAACTCAGGTAATAAACACACTAATAGTGATACTGGAGATAAGTTAGATAAGTTACTAGATTTTTGGTTCAGAAAATATGTTGATTTAGCACATCAAGAGGATTTTGCGGACTCTATTAATTATGCCAAACAAGCCCTCCTCAAATTGATAAATGAAGAAAAGGTAAAGGAATTACTAAACTTACCATTTGGTGATGGTAGATGGACTTACGAAGAAATAGAAGAACATTGGAAAGCTAGAGTTGAAAGGCTAAAAGGTAAAAAATCATGAGTAACTACATTAGATTAAGCTATACAACAAGAAAAGGACACTTTAACTGGAGTGACCCTAGCGAAGAATCTTATAGCTGTCATATGGCAGTCTTTGATGACGAGGGCAATAAACTTATATCATGCAACATACACCCTGAATATGAAGAAGATGGTAACGACCCAGAGAGTGCTATTTACTTACTTGAAGATGCTATTAGTCGTACATGGACAACTAATGATAACAGACCAGATTTCTTGCAGTTTATTAAAGACAACCAAGAAGCTTTAGAAGTTGGCAATAATATATACGAATTAGAACAAATAACTAAACAGATTTTAAAACTATCAGAACGACAACTGCAGTTATCACAGCGGTTAAGTAAGACTGATGCCACTACAGACTACCAAAAGAACGCTACAAAGGAATAAATCATGAGTAGATTAGAAGAAATACTAAAATCAGTATTAGCCCACCACCCTAGACATAAAAACCAAGTAATACCTGAAGCAGTTAAAGAGATTAACCAATGGATAGAAGAAGCGATAGGGGAAAATAAGAAGCCTAATCCAAACGCATTAAGAGGTGAATTATGGACAGAAGCTAGAAACAGTTTAAGAGCAGAAATTAGAGCCAAGCTAGGGCTAAAGGAGAATAAGGAATGATGGCTATAATCAATGGCGTTACTGTGATAGGTAATGAAAAACAAATTGCTAAATTAATTAAAGAATTAGGAAAACCTGAAATAACTATAAAGCCCAGTATATGGCATACAAAGAGGGGCTAAAGGAGAATAAGGAATGAGTAAATTCGAAAAAGCAGAAGAACAAGAAATTGCAGACGCTATGGCTAGACAGGCTACGCCTGAACACGCCCAGGAATCACCTAAAACTCTTAGTAAGAGAAATATATTCAACATAGATCCAACCACTCTAAGCGACAGAGACCTCGAAAGACATCGTAAATTCGTTAGCTTTTTACTTGAACAAATAGAAACCGCTTATACAGGAATAATTTGCGAACAAGAGAGAAGGGAAGATTCGCTCCCTGAGTTCGGCGTACCATTTAGTGCAGAAGTTTACACTTTAATTCCCAAGGAGGAACCGCCAGATTTAGTAGCTTAATATGATATAATGGTTTAAAAGAAGAAGCTTCGGGGGAACTCGAAGTTTTTTTATGACCAAACCAACAGTTAGGCTACCAGACTACAAGCCCTCAGACAGACAAACGAAGTTTCACACCTCAGAGGCATTCGAAACTCTCTATGGAGGTGCTGCAGGTGGAGGAAAAACAGCAGCATTATGTGCTGAAGCTATCACCTCTGCACTAGAAGAACCAGGTACTAGGGTTTATATTTTTCGTAAGACCTTACAAGACCTCCGAAGATCTGTTTATAACGAGATAATGCGCCAAATAGCTCGCTATCAAAACCTTCCAGAATATCAGAAACTAACCCTTCCAACCGGTAAGCGCTTACTTATCTCCTACAACAACCAAGAATCAGCTTTCAAGTTCTCTAATGATTCAATGATACAGTTCGCATATCTCGATACCGTATCAGACCGTTATCGTTACCAGTCAGCAGAAATCCACCTCTTATTAGTAGATGAGCTTACCCACTTCCTACAAGACGATTACGAATACCTAAAGACCCGTGTTCGTTCTGCAGAAGATCGCAGACTTAGAATAATGTGTGCCACAAACCCAGGAAACGTAGGACATGGATGGGTAAGAGACTATTTCATAGAAAGTAAAGACCCCCAAGTTCATTACATAGCAGAAGAGGTATACACAGACGAAAAGACCGGACTTACACGTGTTTTCATTCCAGCTAAACTAGACGACCACCCCTCTAAGAATTTCCGTGATACATATGGACGAGTACTAGACGCCATCCCAGACGAACACTTAAGAAAAGCTCTTAGGGATGGAGACTGGCACACTTTCGAAGGACAGGTATATAGCGAATGGGATCGTGATAAACACGTAATTGAAAAGCTCCCCGTTAAGTTAGAAGAGTGCAAACGCTATATAGGTTTCGACTGGGGATATAATGATTTCGCTTGTGCGACCTGGATAGCAGTTGCTCCCGAAAACGAGTTGGGAGTTAAACACATCTACATTTATAGAGAAATATACGACAGACATAAATCTCCTGTGTGGTGGGCGAAAGAGCTACGTAGTTATCTCGACAGAGAACCAGTTGAATATATGATCCTCCCCCACGACTGTTTTTCACATCTAGGTGGAAACCAGACCATAGCCAGAACTTTTTCGGACTTCGATATTCCTCACGTAAGAGCTGATTCACAATCTCATTCAGCTAAGATGCACAGGATAGCACTTTTACACCAACTACTCCAACCTTCAGAAGATGGCACCCCAAGAGTACAGTTCTTATCGACCACAGCTAATAATATTCGCACCATACCCGACCTTCCTTATTCAGAAACTAAACCAGAAGAAATATCCGATAAAGCAGAAGATCATGCTTTCGATGCCACAACCTACGGATTAATGGTAGTAGTAGATGGTGAAAGTTGGATTGTTGGTACACCCGAACAGCAATCCCGAAAGAAAGAATCTTTCATTATAAACGATTACGGAGAAGCGGAAGGACTCAATTATAACATTAAAAAGGCTTTAGAAGAGTCCGATAAGCCGGATAGGAATTGGATGCATATATGAAAAACACACCATATACAGCCTTTATAATTTACGACAATTTATTACCAACCTATGAATTAACACCTTTTAGGTGTGTACAATGCAGTAGAATGCTTTGCAGGGTAAAAGGACATGTCTTATGGCTTACAAATTCAGCAGGAATACCACTTGAGAGAGTTGATCCATCTCTAACCTATATTGAGAAACAATGTCACAGTTGTAAAAAATTGTATAAGTTACTTTTCACCGGTGCTCGTTAAAACAGCAATTCAATATCTTCAAGAATACTCATAAGTATTGTATAATATCATTAAAATAAGGCTTATAGCCCAATAACTTGAGGGCTATTAAGTTGTTCCAAAACTTTACTGATAAATTCATAGACATTCAAATTAAATTCTTAAACTCCAGAATTGGCTTCTGGCTAGCTTATGTAATTCCCTTAATCGTCATTCTAGCCCCTCAGAGCGTTAGAACAATAGAAAACATAATTAGTTCCAACTGGCTCCAGTTATGGGCTTTATTCGCTATTTCTGTGTCTCAGGCGCGTATTCATAAGCACTTAAAGGAGCATAGCTAATGTCGGCAGGTTGGGATTACGCAGAACTAGCTCCCCCATTACCAGATACTAAAGTAGATAACATAAACGCCCAAACGGGTGTTATAGACCAGTTACCTATTCTTTCTGTAGACATTCCAGATGCAGACCTTATTAGAAATCTCGACTTAAGAATAAGAGACTCACAGGGCTATTGGGATTCTCCAGACGGCTTTAACTTAAACCAAGTTCGTCAGGAAAATAAACGCCTTCATATAGGTAAACAAGTAGATGTCACAAAGCTTTACCGATTCCAAGTTCCCTATATCGAGAACGAGATATTCGTTGCTACCGAAACAATCATAGCTTACCTTACAAGCCAACAACCACAGCCAGAAGTCTATCCAGCAGAAGATTCCATTGAAGCACGTAAGTTCGCTATTGATCTTGAAAAAGCTCTAAGCGCACACTCACAGAAATTCGAACTCTCACGAAAAATGGAACAATGTGTTCGTAATCTTCTCTTAAAAAGAATTGGAGTACTTAAGCTTCGTTTCGACCCACGACACGGAAAATATGGAGAAGTGGTCCCAGAAGTCGTAGATCCCGAAAATCTGATTATCGACAAGAATGCAGTCCAAGACGGAAATCCAGAATTTATCTGTCACGTTTTAAAGTACTCCGTTCAAGAGCTTATAGCACGTTTTCCAGAAAAGAAAGAAGAAATCTTACGCGAGTTTAAAGTTGATCTTAAAAACCCTGAATCTTTAACTCAAATTGTTATCTGTAGAGAAGTCTGGTTTACTCATTATGAAGATGACGAACCACAAGAAGCTGTCTGTTGGATAGCCGAGAAACTCTTATTAGATAAAATTAAGAACCCGAACTGGTTATACAATTCAGATAACTTCCTAGACGCACCAATTAAGCCGTTTATCCCACTTAACTACATAAATGATGGTTCACACTGGATAGACTCTACTACACCGGTTGAACAAGCTTCTAACATGCAGCAAGTCTTAAACAAGCGTGGTAGACAGATAATGGAAAACGCTGATAAAGCTAATGGACTATTAGTTATCTCTACTGATTCTGGTCTGTCTAAAGATGACGCTATGAACATGACGGGTGATCCTAACCAGAAACTTATTATTAAAACAGCCGGTCAGCCTATTAATCAGTTAGTTTATAACGTTCCTCCACACGACCTTCCCTCTTATGTAATGGACGACAAATTAGATCAACGACAGACAATTCACAACATAATGGGAACTCCACCTCAAATGCGTGGTGATGAAGATGATAAGTCTAAAACATTAGGTGAAGCCCTAATGATTAAAAACCAAGCTACTGGACGACAAGATCTTATAGTTAGGGCTATAGATGCCTTTATGTATAAGTACTTTAATTTCTTAGTACAAATGATGTACGTTTGGTACGACGATAAACACTTCTTCGTTTATAACGGTGGTGATGGTGATTTCGACTACATCACCCTCCATAGAAGATTAATGGACACAGGAATGCAAGTATCTGTGAAGAGTGGAACCACGCTGCCTTTCGACAAGTCTCGTCAGGAGGCAGTGGCTCTTCAATTAG